TGACCCCGTCAGCCATGAAATCGCTAGCTTTGACATACTCAAGGGCCTTTTCATCAAAGAGGCGAGGATCCAGCATGTACTCAGCTGATTTGTTGGCTAGATAGCCTTTGACTGTGTCAATTCGGACAGCCTTTTGATGTTCTTCAAACTCTTTGACATCACTAGCAATTTTGGTGATGATGTCTTTTAGAGGTTGGATGGCATTCTTGACATACTTGTCAAATTCGTCAGCTGGTTCAGATAAGACTTTCTTATTCCT